TCTGCCTCAGTCAATTCTATGTTGTCGCGCACCAATTGGAATGTACGGTACGCCCAGGCACGCACGGCTGCAATGATCTGCTTGACCAGGCTTAACTCTGGAGCATTCTCGATCAGGTAGGCTAATTGCTCAGATGCCACATGCTGGCTAGGCGTATCCTTTGGAACATTGCTGGCAGCCTCTACAAACTTGGCATCACCACGGGCAATGCCTTCGGCCACCTGGCCCAGCACATCCTTGTAAACAATTGGGCCGAGTAACTGCTCCATACCCACATGCTCACCGACTTCGTGCAAAATCAAACCAGGTACTTCGGATGCTTTGACATTTTCAGCAACAATGTAAACCGTGCCATCTGGGCCGGTCATGCCGCGCACATCTTCTGGATGCGGGCCATCAGGTAATTCGCCAACTTTATTGACAATCTTAATTTGGCCTACTTCTAACAACTTTTCTGTTGACCGGCCAAACGCGCCAACAGCAGCAGTAGTGATTGAATCTACTGTTTCTGTGACTTCGACTTCTGCACCTCTGGCGTATTGAGCATCCTGTCGAGTTCCATCTCCGCCAGTTTCGACTTTCTTAGGCGCTCCGCCTGGCTCACCAGCAATTCCTGTTTCTGTGTTGTAGTCAATAATTTCCCGTGCAGCCCGTTTCCCGTTAGATAGTGCCGCGCTAAGTTCTTTGTGAAGTTCTCCATCAATGCCTCCAAGGGATAGCAATTCGTCCAGGTTAGATTGTAATTCTTTTCTAGCCTTCTGGATCTGCAAATCTTTTTGCAAATCAGACACCAAAACAACCTGGGCCTTGCGCTCACTTGTTTTGCGATCCTTGTAAAAGCACCCCATTGTGCCGGTCAGGTCACATGCCGTACATGTCCAGACATTTTTTTCTGCTGTTTTATCCAAAATCTGGACAAACGATACGCCTGGCTGGGTAATCTTTTTGCCACCGTCCACCGGGCAAAGATTGTTTTTCTTCATTTTTGGGTACAGATCAGGGAACCGCTGGGCCAATTCTGCCGGATCGACAGCCTTGCCTTTTAGGTTTACCGGCAGGTATACCGATACCCGGTCATGCAATGGGTTAAGCATGGCCTCTGTTATATCGTCAGTAATTGTCACGGCCAAACGCAGGTCTGGATTGTCCATTGCCACCTTGATATTGGTGGAATCTACAGACAGCATTTTTAGATTCATCTCAGACATCTGGCGCAGCAATTCTGGGCGCTTTGAGAAAATCTGAATTGCAATGCCGCGCTCATTGAGTTTATTAACCAGCACTACCTGCGCTGGGGACAGATCACCCTTGTCATTTAACCGCAGCGACAAACCGGCCCGGCCTGCTGCCGTGGCTAGATAGTCATTGGCAATCTTGTCAGCCATCTGGTCTGGGAATTTTTCAATCATAAATTCCGTAAACTCAGATTTGGCAATCTCATTGGGCCTGGCATTAGATCCTGCTGCATAGCAATGAACCGCGCACGCCCTGCTTGGATCGCAATTGGTAAACGATGTAGAAATGTCGTTTTCAGCCTTACGATTGCCGCCGATAAACTCATAAGAATCCAGCACCATTCGTAAAATCTTGTCACCAAATTGCGGGTATTTTTTAAATGTCTTAATGATCTTAGTGGCAGCCATATCTTGCTTGCCCCAGATCTCGTTTTTCTCCAGCATTGAAATGTCTTGACCTGCCATAGCGCGATCTAGCATTTCACGATAGGCCATACCCTTGACCGCAGCAGCCGCCCAGGCCGTGCCTTTAAACTGTTCCAGGTTATCCATCACCCTGGTCTGCTCTTCTTTTGGCAGCCGTTTAATCCTAGCCAATACTGCCTCGCGGACATCCGGGTTTACTTTGTCCAAATCCCCGGTAATTGCATTTTTGCCAGCCTCTGGCACAGATTCAGCATCTGTGGGCTTAGTAGCCCTGGAATACTTGTACGCATCATTGCCCCGTTTAACCACCTCATCGGCCTGGAATAGCGCGTCATCCAGCGACTGTTGGGCATCGGTCACGCCTTTGGATCTTAAATCCACAGCAACCGCAGCGTCAGCGTCAGCAGAAATTAGGGCATCAATACTTTGCTGCTCATTGGCAGCAGCAAGCGCAGAATCCTTAGTAGTAGTGCCAATAGATTGATCTGCCCCAATAATTGGATCAACATTGACTTTTTGCCCTTCGGCCAATTGGGCCACAGACACACGCAACGCTGCCTCACGGGTTTCAGCGGATACCCGGTTAATCTTGGCCGAGGCAGACGGATCGTTCATCATTCCGTCCATTGCCTGGTCAATCAGATCCATCTTGGTAGGCGCTGCAACGCCACCAAAAATATCACCCTGGGTAGGATCACCAGCGCGATCTAGGGCTGCATAGTATTCGTTAATAAAGCCAGAAATGGCACGGGCAGACCGGATGTTGTCATCCAGGAATCTCAGAATCTCTAACTGCTCCGGTGTCATGTCACGGCCAAGAATGTCACCCTGGCTCATGTAGTCATCAAAATCCATGCCCTTGGAGCGCAGGTCAGTCAACTTAGCAACCGCTGCCTGCAGATCATCAGAAATGTCGGCATCAAATAACCGGCCCTCTGCAATACGCGCACGGGCATCAGCAATCACCCCAGCAGACCGGATCAGCGCTGTAGACAGATTGGCCGATGCATCATCAGTAGATTCAACCAGGCGCTTTAGGATTTGGCTGTCACCATAAGCACGGTACAAAATTGCATTCCGCAGCCGGGTAAGACCTTCTTTAGACAAATACCCTTCGGATGTCAGCAGCGCCGACTGTTGATTGACCGGAAATTGACCAACCCATTGCTTGATTGCGCCTCGATTGCCAGCCGTATTTAGATCTCCATTTTCAGGAATATCAAACCCACGAAAATCTTTTAAGCGCTCCGCATCCACTCCGGCCTGCTCAAGCGCCGACATGCGGGCAGCGCCCCCTTCGTTAGAAATAATGGCCGCCTGCTTGATGTCTACATCCTCGCGCAGCACTCGCACCAGCATTGGCTTTTTCATGCCATCAATGGCCGTGGCATCAACGCCAAATTCGTCCAACTGCGCCAGCAGCCGTGATCGATAATTGCCCACCTTGCCAATGTCATACGATGTCGAAATGCCCATCACACGGCCATTGCCGCCAATAACCAGGCCATCCTTAGATAATGTCGGTGCGCCATAGTCCATGACGGGTGACCATTGCAATTGGTCATAGTCAGGGTTATTACTAATTTCGCGGATTTGGGCGCTTGATGCCTGGCGTGTACGGTCTCGCCATTGATTGTCGGCCTTAGTCATTGCAGCCTCGACATCCACCAGGTCAACAACAGCCCATTGCGCGGCCACTTTGGTCTGACCAATACTGACCTGGGTATCTTCGCCATAAATAGTGCCACGGGGTAGCGCTACATCCTGGCCTTGGCGATCAATTGATCCGGTATCACGGATCAGCCCGGCAGCACGCAGCACCGATTGCGGATACTTCTGGGCAATCTCAATAACCTGCTCTGGACTATTGATGCCCTGGGCAACCAATGCGTCCACCTCATAAACCTGCTTTATCTGGTCAGTAGACAGCCCTAGCAGCCGATTAAACGGGTCAGGCTTGTTGCGGTATGCCCGGTAGAAATCAGCCCCGCTACCGCCCAATACATGCAGCCCACCGCCAAATACAGCGCCAAACCCAATGTTCAGCGCTGAATCCAGCATGCCATAGTCGGCCTGCTCAAACTTGGCAGACCCATAGATAATTGGCTCAACCAGCGCAGCGCCCGCCAAACCTTCGGCAGCGCCAACGGCCAGGCGTGGCAGCACCCGTGAACCAGTAGTTCCAGCCCTAGCCAGCAATTGAGCATAGCGGGCCTGGCCCACAATTGGCACAAATGCCGTACCCACATTGATTGGATCTAGGATAGACGCAGCAAACGCAGTACCAAACTTGGCCGTGCCAGCCACAAATCCGGTAGGCCCGCGCTGGATAATGTCATTGCGGCGCATCTCGTCTTGCTTGCGCTCAATCAAAATATCTAGCGCTTTGACATTGATGCCATCATCCGGCACTTCTAACTTGACACCGGATTCTTTAATTTTTTGTCTGGCAGTTAAGGCATCCAATCTGTCTGGCGCTGCCACCGGCTGGACACCGGCCATTGCCTCTTCTGGGCTAATCTCTTCTGGCCCGCGCCCCGCTTCCATTGCCTGGCTTAACTCGCCAGCCCTAACAACTGACAGCGTGGGTGACCGGATTAGCGCTTCGCGTGCGGTCTGGTAAAGGGTTTCGCCTAGACTAGCCGAGTATTCGTCCAGGGTAGTGTTGCGTCTTGTCGGTAGTCCATCAGTATAAATTGGCATCTGTGCTACCCAGTTAAGGCATCATTGGAACTGAAAACATTGTTTCAATTGCTGATCTTTGATTCTCTCCAGCAGATTTTAACTGACCCCAGGTGTAAACAATTGGCTTTCCTGCTTTGTTTAAAACAGGTGAGCGCGAATCAGCGTTAAACAGCACCAGGCCATCTTCGCTAGGCGATGTCACCCAATAAGAATTTTTTCGGATGCTCTTGGCGTAATCCTTTGGAACAAACGAATCCCTACGCATTGTCTCTGGGATAGCCAGGTCATCTGGGTTTATGTTTTGTAAATAATAATTTGCACCTTCTTGCACGCCAGCAGCGCCAACAGACATTGGCACTCGATAGGTATTGGCAAACACATAGCGGCCCATCACGGTAGACTGTGCTGCCTTCTTGGCTGCGTCAGATTCGCTCATGCCCTGGGCGCGATAGTAGGATGCCAGGCGCACGGTCTCATCATAGAAAATGTTAAATTGCTCAATGCCGCCAACGGTGCGCGGAGATCCATCAGACCCAATCATTGAGAATTTAAAATCTTCCAATTCTGCGGCTACTTTCTCACCAATGATCTTTTTGGTGTCTGATGGTAGGCCAACTAAAATGTCATCAACTTTAAGTTTAGATGCCATCGCCATATCGGCTGCTGCTGCGCCGGTCATGCCAGACCCAATCACAATTGCTGATGGTGGCAATGCTTTGCTCTGAATCAATTGGCGATACACCACCGGCCAATTGTCACCCCAGATTTTTGACATTGCATCAATTTTTACGGCAATCGATTCGCCATCCTGTGCGCCAATAAACTGCTGCTGGATATTGTCAATTGCAGACTTGGACAGAATCTTAGGCGATCCAATGCCCAGGCGCGTCTGCTCAGAAATAGATGCAATGGCGTAATTCCTTGCCGCTGTCTTTTGCTCGTCCAATGTTGCGCCAGGCTTGCTAGTGACATCAATAAATGCTTTGTAAGATGTCTCAACATTTTTGCTAGATGATAAAGCAAACACGGCTGGATCATCCTCGCGCATTTTTAGCACCCGGCCAGCAGCGGCAGACATGATCTGATGGCGCTTTGCTGCCATTTCGTAACCTTCACCAGGCACAGGCTGCTTAGATGCAACAAATGCATTGATGGCCTCATTAGGCATTGCCTTCATGCTAGAAATGTCACCGGCCAGCACTTGATTGTCTTGATATTCCTGAAACTTGCGCTGACCATCAGGGCCATACGCACGCACAAATTGCTCTTGCGTCAATGCCGTAGGATTTGTTATCCCGTTGACAGCCATTGCATTGGCATCTCCAACCTGGCGTTCTAACTCACCGCGATAAACGGCCCGCTGCTGATTGGCGTAAGTATTTGCTGACCGAATATGGGTGTCCCACTTTCTGGCATCAATCATGTCAAGGCCAGGATTGCCTGTTGTCGTAGGCTGCATCTCATCCGGTTTCATCTCTTTGACAAATGTCTGCAACTTGTCAACACGATTCATCCAGCCCTTCAAATACTTGGCATTCTCAGGATCTTTGGCTAGACGGTTATATTCGTCACGGCGCAATTGCAGCAATGTATCAACATTGCCATTTGATTGGGCAATTAACTTTTTGGCCGTACCCACGCCCATGTTGACAGCGGTATCAAATGCCACGGCAGCCAATTGTGGCGGCAGGTCACCGGCATTGATTGCGTCCCAATAGCGCTGCCGGTATATTTTGGCTGCGCCTTCTTTGGTCAGATTTTTAACATCGATGTCTGGATTGGCTTTTTGATTGATTCCAAAATTGGCTGGCGCTGCTGTCTTTCCGTCCTTCTCAACATAGCCACCTTCCATCTGAAACACAAAATTTAGCGCTGGCTCAAATGCTGGGCCGCCAGACTTCATGCCAAGATCATCTAAAAACTTTTCTGGATCACGGCGAATTGTAGATTCAACAAATGATCCGCCTAATGTCTCACGCAGCAAATTCTTTAATTCTTGTTTTTTGGTGGGCGGCATGTCAGATGCATCAATGCCTTGCATCCCAGCGGTAAATGTGCGGTTCAATGTTTCAGGTGTGGGGTCAAGCGCCACGCCCTGGCCGTATTTCACAATGCTATCTTTGTGCAAATTAAACCGATAATTGACACCCTCAGTAGCCTCAAAACTTAGGGACGATCCAAGGATCGACTTTCGCATGCTGCTCATATTGGCAGCCAGCATCCGGCGCGTTCTTGGGTTTGCCGTACCTTTTAAAGTTTGGTCTGCCCAACCGTCAAATTCTGCTGCAACATTCTTGGTGAAATTCTTAGCACCAGGCTCTGCATTGTTTTGCATGTCATTGAGTTTATTTTTCCACTCAATTTCGCTGGTAGCAAAAACATTATTGGCTTCGGCTTTGGCATTTTCTTCTTCAACATCATGCATGACCTGGGCGGTCTGCTGCATGGCCTGGCCGACATTGCCCAAAGCCTTACCCATTGCGCCCAGATTGGCATCTGGCACGCGCATTTCAGGAATGCCACGGCCACCTGATACGGTCTGTCGCTCTTCGTAGATTGGAATTCTCGCCATGATTACGCCAGATTAGATGATTGATACGAAAACCCGCCTTGCATCGGCGTGCCACTTGGGGTGGTCATTGTTTTAAGACCTGTAGAACCAGTTCCAGCCATTGTGTAAGACTTGTACGCCATTGCAGATCCAGACAAGATGTCGGCCCCGGCGCTGATATACGATGCCCGCACGGCATTCTTGCCTGCAGCCCGATTAACCTTGGCTGAGTATTGATCCATTTCGGCTGATGCCAATAATCCCCTGGCTTTTAAATCGCCTTCGTACCGAATTGTCAACGAATCCAATTCCGCCATTGTTTCCGATTGTTCGGCAATATCGGCCATTGATCCGCCAAGGCCAGCGCCAGATTGAGCAATGGCTGCCCTCTGCTTGCCAAGTATTGTCCTGGCCTGTCGGCGCTGCTGCTCTTCCCGTATATTGGCCTGCTGCCGGGTAATGTCTGCTTCTTGGCGCTTGATGCCCGCATTGAAATCTTCAGCATTGGCCCTGGCATCGGCCATTGCCTTGTCAGCCTGGCCTTGCTGCAGCGTGCCAACAGCCTTCATGGCCGTAGCGGCCACAAGCATTATGGTTACTGGATCAGCCATGTTTTATCCTTGCGTACAAAATACAGTCCTTGCCTAATGGACTAAACGCCCGCATGTACCCTTCGCGCTCAAAGCCCAACATCTGAATCCAGCGGTGACCAGCCTCAAAATCAGCGTCCACAAATGCCTCAACACGGTTGAAATCTGTCGTATCTAAAAACCGTTTTACAGCCTTGTGAATCCGCACAAACTGCTTGCCAGCGTATTCAGAAATTAAGCCCCACGCAATGGCTCGATTATCCCATTGCTTGACCACTCCTGCACATGCCAATACTTGGTCACCATCAATTGCCGTAAAACACGGGCCAGCAGCCTTCAATGCCGGGCCGTATTCCTCATCAAAAAACACGGACACGGCTGCCTGGCTAGGCTGCAGCACCAAAATCTCAAGATGACGGGATTGGAATGGTTCAATATGCATCAGCGATCCTGTGTCTGCAATTGCGGCATCAGCGCCACCAATGTCATGGGCAGCGGCTGATCCTGCTCGACAATCATGTACCCGTCAAAATCATAGCCACCAGGCCATTCCATAATTTTGTCACCAGTAAACAGCGGCACGGGCGCGTCCATCAGCGCCGATCCACTACGGAATTGGATCTCGTCCAAGTGATCAACATCAGGCCCGGCTTTAGCGCCAACCGTAGCCAAGAACCGAATCACCATCTTATTGATGCGCTTGGTCTTGCCCTGGGCCGTGCCATCGCCAGCGCCAGCCTCTGGGCGCATGGTCTGCAATCTGGATGTATACGGCAGCCCAACATGAACCACGCTCGATGCCCGCTGCAATGTCACAGACCCACTTTCAACCGTCCGGTTAGGATGCGCTGCACCATCGGCCAGAATTGACACAATCTTGCCTTCCAAGTGATCCAGGCCGCTAATTGTGCTGACCGCTGTGCTGTCATATGTCAGGCCGCAATCCACACAAAATGCGTCCTCGATGTCGTTATTGTCAACAAAATCAGGCCACAAATACTCAATGTATCGCTTGGTCTGCCCATCAATAGTCCGGCGCACAATCATCCATAGGTCATCCTGGTCACCAAACGGGCTAGGAATGGTCTCTACACACTCGACTATGCCATCCCCTCCCAGCGGGTGACGATGCCAGCCAAGGACATCCTGCTCACGATTAAAGGTAAATCCCAGCAACTCGCCATCTGAGCGGACGCACCACACAATTGAATGCGGTTCCTGCTGATAGCAAATATCTACTAATCCGCCGTAAGTGATATGTTCTGACAATACCGTTAGGTCAGATGATTTGTAGCCGTTATTGGCAAAATCAAATACCAACTCCCGCAATTTCTGGCCGGATCGCTGCACAAACAGCACCGATTCGCCCACCAAAACCGGGATCACAGACTTTGACCCATAGGACGATTGCGGCACAATTTTCACATTGTCTGGGCCTAGCGGCTGGTCTGTTGTCACCTCTTGGGCCACAAACTCGCCACCGGCTGTCCCAATTAGCAGGCCATCAGATGCAGCCAGCCACTCAATTTTGTTGACTTGATCGCTTGATACCTCGATGGCAATAGCCATGTCAGCCACTACCTGGCCGGATTCGTCACGGTCTGCAAAGTTCTCATAATCGGCAGCCACCGACATGTCAATTTTTTGCCCGCTGGCAAATACCAGGCGCTCACGGAAAAACGCTACCTGGCTGGGCCAACCACGGACGGATGACCAGCGACTAAACGCCCAGCGATTGGTGGCATTGCCAGACCCAACAGCGCCAGATGGCAGGCGAGACACAACATCAACGGTAACCGTGGTGCTGTTAGTAAACCCGGTGATCTTCACATAGCCATAGCCAGGATCGCGGAATTGCCATTGCACCCCGCTGTCACCATCATAGACAGCGCCAATGCTGTGGATGGGCTTTACCGTGCCTGTGGTGGCCGAATTAAGTGCCTCATAGGTCTTACCATCAGACCGGCGGCGTGCGCCGCTGCTGATCGATTTGCCAACTTCCCATTGGGTAATTCCATCAACACTCTTTTGCTCTAGCAAAAATGTGCTGCCGACATCGGTAGACGCAAACAACGCGCTTGATGCTGTTAGGGTAATTCCTGTGCCGGTCTGCGCGGACGCATAAACCGTGATTGCTTCGTCTGGATCGACATCCTCAAACGGGCCGCCCAAAAAATTGATGTCCTCAAGAATCCAGCGGGTGGCCGAATACCTGGACAGTTTCTTTGGCGCATAAGACGGATGCACAATGTAAACCACATCGGCAGATTGAACCGTCCTCAATTTCAGCGTGTTATTGCTGTTAGTCAAATCCGCAGCCGTGTACGGGCTAGGAATCTCGTATGTTGTCCCGGTTAATGTGTGCCACTTGCCAGCAGCCAGGTCTGTAGAAAATGTCCCAGAAGTGTGAGCCACCTTGCAATAGTAATTTGTCCCGCCATTGGATCTTAGGTCACCAACCGCATAGGCCGTGCTGGTCAGCCAGGCCGTAACCGATCCGGTCTGCACCTGCCCATAATTGGTGTAAAACCGGATGTATTGGTCACCAAACTCTAGGATGTACGCCTGGCTTTCGGAAAACTCAAAGCGCAGCAGCCAGGATCTATTGGCAGAATTTTTGATTTCTTCGACAAAATAAGTACCAGACCGGCGGCGTGCCGGGCCTTGCACCATCGGTATAAAGTTCTCTAGCGTGCGGCAGCCACTTGAATACTTGTTAAGATCCGTGCGGCCTTCCAGGGTAGGTGATAACTCCCCGGTGTTAAATGAATATTGTATTGGGCTGGCTTTGGGCATTATGTTGGCTCACACCAATTTAGTTGAACTTCAGCCAACCTTGCCTGGCCGGATCGGTTTGTCAGTCTAAACAAATAAGAAATGTCGGGCTTTAAAATGTAGTCAAGTGAATCAATTGCATTGCCACCGGCATTCCCGCCAGCCCCACCAATGATGACTTCTTGAAAAATCACCCCATTCGTAGTCACGGACGACGGCTGAACAATCACGCCGCATTGGCTTGCAATAGTTGAACGACGGTTTCTGTTGATTGGCACAAAGATATTGCCACCCGAAACCGCAGTCACATTTTCAAACACCTCAAATTCTGCATCGCCACCGCATTGAACCAACACATCAAGGCAGACATTTGTGCCGGGGTTAGCAGTAAATACGATTTCAATGCTTGCGTCGTTAGCCAATTTGTTGGCATCGAGCCTGGCTGCATAGACATAAAACACCATGCCATCGCGCAAATTTTGATCCTTAATATCAATGGTGGTCAGAGGATCGAATACGCCGACAACCCGCTGACCGTCCTCCCTGGTCTGCTGCGTTAAGGCAACCAGACGGGCATCGGTCGTATGGGATTCTCTGTCAACATCAATCCGTGTCGTCATAGCCTAGACAGTACCCAACCATCATCAGGCAGATCCTGTGGCGGCTGCTCGATGCCATCAGATCGGATCGCAGCAATCAATGCCTCGCGGTAATCCTGCCTGGCAGAATCTTTTTTAGTATTAGATTGCGTCAAATCCTCGCACATTTCAAACGCCAGGCGCGAGGCAATCGCTTCTACAAATGTTGCGTCCCATTGAGTAGTGTCCTCAATGCGGGCCATATAACGGATATTTAGCGGCGCGGTGAAATTCGTAAGAATCTTGCGACTTTCAACCACATATTCTGCAACGCTGGCATTACGGTAATCGTCCAGACTTGGGCCAGGGTAGACATCATTGACCTGAACCAGGCGGAGATAGTCGCTAGGTAATTGGTACTCATAATCAAACCCCCATGTCGGTGTGGTTGACAAGGCAGCCAGGCTTACGCGCTTGACAGAAAATGACCATAAGTGCGCCCGCAACTCTGCGTCACGCACAATCTCAAACATAGACTTAACTGCGCGGGCCTGCTTATTGTCATCATCAAAAGAGATGATGCGGGCAGCGCCCAACTTGGTCAGCGCCCTGTTGGCAATCTCAACCTGCGATGCCATTGCTTACCCCTTATGCCGGAGGCCAAGCGTCTTGCAGGATGTAATTCTTAATGTTCTCGATGCACTCCAAAACCTGATTGCGATTGGCGTTATCGGCCAGATCAATAGCAATCTCAACAGTCTTAGATTGACTAGACGATCCTTCCGCAACTTCGGTCATGTTGTCACCGATCTCTAATGCGTAATAGCGTGATGCCATAATGTTCTCCTAATAACGACAGGGGGCTTTCGCCCCCCGTCTTACCGATTAAGGTGCGCTGAAGTAAAGGTCAACAACAGCCGTTCCAGATGAGGGCAAAGCAGCCACAGCAATCGTGAGGATCACGGTTTCTTCGGCAGTTAATGCATCATCATCAGCAGCAGTCGAGACACCAAACAGCGTGGGAGCAGCAGCCGTAAAGACCGCAGCAGCACGATATTTGCCAGAACTTGCAGCAGTACCAATTGCCACCGTGGCAGATGCGCCTAGCGTAGCAGATGCGTTGATAATTCCATACGCAAATGCATAGCCAGCCGGAATCTTAGCCAGGGTAATCGTGTCACCAGATGCCTGAGAATTCAGGGTAAAAGATGCACGAAAACGGCGGATACGGCCACCAACTACACCACCATTAGCAAAGCCAGCGGGGGTGTCATAGAGGGTAGATACTTCGTTAGCATAAGTGTTAGCCATGATTTATCTCCCTTACTCTTGGCAAAGAATTTCAACGACTTTTTTCTCTTCGGTGCGAGTAGCGCCAAAAGTACCCTTACAGTAAACCTGTGTCGAGTAACCCTTGTCTGCACGCTCAGAGATCTGAGTGTTGATGTCGTTCCACATACCAAGATGCACACCGCTCTTCGCATACACCGGAACACGGCGATATGAAGATGCGTCTACACCAAGGCGCTCACAATGCACAAAGTTAAAGCCCATGAACGCTGTGATGCGCCCATCTACAAGCACCGGACGGGTGTTGTAATCAAGGGAGATAGCCTGTGCTTCGTTTAACAGATCATCATGCTGCTCGGCGGTAATGACGCAGAACAACTGCTCATTGTCAATATCCACTTCGTTTTCCATAAGGATCTTTTTGGCTTCGCGCAATTTGGCAATGTTCAGGCCGGTTGCGCCGGTTGAACCAGTACCCACGGCAATTTGCTGAGTACCTGTAGCAAATGATGTGTTGGTTGAACCATTCTCGCCGGTCTTGGCTGTGCCAAAGAAAGCGCTGATGATCTCGTCATCCATTGCACGGCCAAGCGCATAAGCGCCGTTCTGAGCATAGGACGATTGGGGATCGATCAGCATACGCAGTTTATCCTGGTCATCGATGAGATCAGCCCACTCATAGTCCACGGGATAAATCCAGCGGGCATCCGAGGGAGTAGAAATCAGCGGTGTATCACCGTGACGCTGCGTGCGCTTTTGCGCGTTGACTGCTCCAACCTGCTCGACAGCCTTGGCAGCCTTACCAGAATAAGATCCGGTGCTTACCGTGCCGCGCAACTTGGAACCCTTTTGCTGCAACAACAATTGCACATTTGTCGTATATTGTTGGACAAAGTGCGTAGTGACATTGAATGACATGATTCAAGTCCTCCACAAAAAGTTAAAAGAAAAAACAACCATTTGCAAAAGGCTTGTCCAAAATTCTGGGGCCGTTCTAACCATTAAAGCCGGTTTAACGCTCGGCGGTCTTTCCCGCCTGCCCACCAGGCCGCTTGGGAGTGCGGTTCTCTGGTATTACTTGCTCCCGCTGCACGACATATTGCTCGTACAGTACCGCCCGACCTACCACCTCATTGGGCGGTAGATCAGACCGATGCGCTAATTTTAAACACTCTAGCCTAATTTGTGCAATATCCATCATCCTGGGTATCCTGCACGCATTAAGCGCTCCATCTCAGCCCTGGCATCAGCATCGCCGCCCAGGTACTTAGCAGTCCAGCCCGGATCGTTTTTCAACTGACCAATGCGGACACGGGCAGCCTCTGGTGACATGCCAAACCGGCCAGCCCCAGCGCCATCGACAAACGAATCCTCGCCCATGCCACGGCCAATCTTGGCAAAGAATTGCAGCATCTGCTTAGTGCCTAATGCGCCTTCCATCTTTTCCAGCATGTCCTGCTCTACCCCAAACTGCCGGGCAGCGCGGCGGCCAGCCTCGATGTTCAGGTCATAGTCCTTGCCCCATTCCTGGCGCAATGTCATCAATTCGGCCTCTGCGTTGACAGCAATTTCCTCTTGCTGGCTGCTTGCCATCATCTGTTGCTGGGCATTCCACCACTCAGCCAGACCCTGGGCCTGCTTGGCATTAAGGCCCAACTTGTGGAATTCGCCTGCAGCCATCTTGGCAAACTCGCCAGTATCGCCATCAGGCACGGGCAATTTGTATTCATCTGGGCTTTTTGGCCTGCCTAGCCGGTCATAGACCTGGCCCCACTCATCAGCGGCTGCGTCATCCTTTGGCAGCACCAGACCCCGGCCAGCCTTATCAGCACCCAGGAATTTTTCCAGATTGATATACCCGGTAATTGCGTCACCCGGATCTTTCCAGCCCTTGTTTTCTACAAACCCTCTTATGTCCTCTGCGTAGCCCCCGTACCAAGATTGCTGTTGACCATTGGCTTGAGCGCCTTCGCCTGCGGGCGCTGTGCCTGCAGGGTTGCCAGCGGGTGCTGACCCTGTACCTTGATCCATATTATTCCTCTTTTTCCTCTAGGTTAATGACTGCCCGATCCTCCAGGTGGAGGTGGGCCATTATTCGCAGCCAGACTTCCCGCCTGCCTTCGGCCATAGCCGTGGCAATTGGATCAACTGAACGCGAAACGGGTGACACGACCACCGTGGATGCGGTGGCCCTGCAGAATTTTTTAAGGTCAGCCAGGACAATCTCACCGTCCGGGCTTAACTGCCCACTTTCAGCCAGAAACATCCGGCGGTAGGCGTACTTTCTTTTGCGTATCCGTGCCAGTAATTTTTCGATCATATGGGCAACGGAGCAGGTACTTGACCAGACATTGCCTGGGTTTCAGCCAATGTCTTAGCCGATTGCGACAGAACCGGCGCTGCGGCCAGCAACTGCTGCGCCTGGGATTCTTCGGCTTGGGCTTCCTTCATAGCACTAATTTCTTCCTTAGTACGCAGGATTTTGGCCGGTACGCCATTGATTTCGCTTAACTCACGGGCAATTTCTTCTGGCTTAAAGATCATCATTACAGACGGATCGATCTGGGCCAACGGTGCAACAGCCTCCAAGGTACGCAAAATTGCCACGCCCTCTTCAGCCCGCTGCGCCCGGTTCAATGGTGACACATACTCAATTTCAATCTCGCCACCCATCTCAGCCAACGCTTCCGGCATAGCAGGCAAAATGCCAGCCCGTGCCAGGATGTCCAATTCCCGCTCAATCATTGGGCCAAGCATCTCAGACTGCTGGCGGCCCATTGTAGGTGCAAGCAATGCCCCCTTTTCCTGGGCGCGGAGCATGGCCTCTGTTGCTGTCATGTTGGGCGCTTCTACCAGAATCTGGAACAGGGTAATCAGGAATGCGTCATTGATAACCTTACGGCGCTGCTCCATCATGTCCATGCCAATGTCAACACGCGCTCCGGTCTCAAGCGGACGCACCATCTGCTCACCGCGCTCGTTTACTCCACCGTAGTTCAATGCGCCTGGCCGAGTGTTAAACGCCTGCAGCACACCATCTTCCTGCAGCAGCAGGGGTGGATCAACAATTTTGTGCGCTGCGCGCATAACGGTCTTGCTCATCTCGTTGATCATCTTGATGTCCGGCAGCACGGTCATTGCTGGGCTGCGGCCATAAACCTCTTTGGGCGCGGTGACATACCGGCTTACGGCATATGGAAACGATTGATAGCCACTAGCAGACAGGATTTCGCGGGTATCGGTGCTGACATAGTAGGATGAAAACGGCATGCCCATATAGTCTTTGCGGCCAGCCATGCGATCCATGTTGGGCTTAACACAATGGATAAACTCAAACTTTTGCTCTGGATTCTTTTCCAGGGCTGTCCGTACCTTCTCAGGCACTTTGTCATAGCCCCAGCGCTGCGCTGCCTGTCTGGCAGTAAACTCAAACTTCCGGTTGACCTTATCAATCACCCCGGCATGGTTCTCAGCAAAGTAAATCTCAGACAGATGGATTGATTTGTACCGAATGCCAACGCCAACAATGTCATCAATCAGTAGCGCTCCGCTGCCAAACGCGCCCAGCGACATGTAGTTCTCATGGGCCTGGCTGGCAAAGTTAGACTTTGGGCTGTACCGAACCTGAAACAATATCTCTGTCACTTCGTCCAGATATGCCTGGATCTCAGGATCATCAGACAGACCTGGCGTAGTGACTTTCAACTTGTGCCAACGCTGCGTCCTGGGTGTCAGCATGGATTCCATAGCGGCAGCAAAGCGCTCCAGCGCCAAGCCAGCCGTGGCATCAAATACTTTTTCGGTGCGCTTCTCGCCTTCGGTCTTGTCAGATGCGGCAAAGTAATTCTGCCTGGGCAGCACTCGCTCCGCTATTTCGCGCCAATGTTCTTCCCATACTCCACGGGCAGATACCATCTGCTCATGTTCCCGGATTATCTCGTCAGCGCGTGAATCGGCCATGATTTATCGTCCTAGTAACTGTCGAACACCAACATCAACATCGCTGCTCAACTCACCGGCCAGGATATTAGATGCCTTTGCACGGCGGCGGCGCACCATATCCAAGGATTCTGCTGCAGCGCGGGCTGTATCTATTTGCGGCCCTTTGGCAATGTCGGCTTCTTTTTGAAGTTCTGCTGCTGATTTTTGTGGTGGCGGAGGTGGAGGCTCAGGCGGCTTGAGGCCAAGAGCGCCAGCAACCGTTCCCACCACAGACTTAACCGCTCCTGTGACTGCCTGAAAGGCTTTTTTGAGGAAAAATTCTGGGTAACCGGTTTCGGGGTTAATTTTGTTTTTTTCGTGACCAACGGTAAATTCCTCCATGTCAACATCATAGGATTCAAACAATGCCTTGATCACCTTTTGTGCGTCCGCATTGTCAGCAATCTGTCGAGGAATAACAATCTCGCCAGCCGTTAAATGCCCAACCAGGCTGTCGGTATCGCGGCCAGCCTCTTCAATTTCTTCAAGCATATCCTCGTCTGGCATCTTATTCTCCCAGTAAACGCTTTTGACCAACATTAGTATTACCTGCTGCCTCACCCATTAGGATGTTGGCTGCACGGCCACGGCGGCGTGTACCTGCCATTGCGCCAGTAGCGCCAAGACCAGCGGCCTGGGCTGCTGTTGCTGCTGCTGCCTGGGCTGCAGGTGCTGTTGGTGCTGCAGGCTTTGCTGGTTCGGCTGCAGCAGTACCGCTGCTAGATGATTTTCCAGTAATTACCTGGGCAACCGTTTTAGGAATGTTCGCAACTGCTTTTGATACTCCACCCATATCAACCTCCCATTAGTTTATTTGTGTCCCCACGCTCAACTAATTCGCCTGTGGGTTCATCAGAAAGAATTGTCGCTGCGCGACCTTTGCGCCTTCTCAACATTTTGTCGCGCTCTTGCTGCGCCTGGCGTGCAGTATCAACTGTAGGTGGCGGTGGCGGCGGCTCTGGTGGCGGCGGCGGTGCTGGCATCTTGGGCTTTAGAAATCCCATGTTCTGCTCCTAAGAAAAAATCTCATACTCACTAACAGCCTGGCGTGGCCGAGCCTCAACCCGTCTATTCGCCCTGCGTGCGTTCTCTAATGCATAGCGCAGCGCATCGATGACATGATTTTCTTTGTCCTCTAATTGCGGCAGCACTTCCCCTGTCATTTTATCCACCTTATAGGAATAAAGCGATAGTTCGTCAATTGTATGCTTACAGCGAGGATGCACAACTATTTCAAAAGATTTTAGCCATTCGATCCCATCCTCGACTGACTTTGGCCCTTTGATGGCTGCATTGATCCTGGGAAACCCGTTCTTTCTCATGTGGCTGATGGTCTCTGGCCTGGCTGAATCAGCCGTGATCGGCCACTTTTCGGCTTCCGGCACGGTCATAAACAAGTCTGGCGTGTTGACAATCTCGCAGCCAACCATGTACGCCTCATAGTCCACATACAGTTTACGGCCCGTTATGTAGCAACGCACCAGGACTGTCGGATCTGTGGCAAACCCCCAATCAGCGCCAAAGCGCAGCACGGCATTGACATCGGTCTCAAACTCTTCAATTCGCCAATTGTGGAAAACCTTGGCCTCGCTGTTGGTCAGGTAGCCGCCCATCCAGACATGGTTAAATTTATCTGGATCGCGCCCCCGGTCATACTCCATTTCTTCCCGCAGCACATCAGGAAACCAAGGATTGTCTGAATAATTGACCTTCACCACGGATGCATCTGGCGGTGGATTGTCACCCCGCAGCAGCATGTCAACAGGATCTGTGGCCTCGCGTGGGTTCCATGAGAACCACAATTCGCTGCCTGGCTTACGGATGGTAGGCCGCAGCAGGTCAATTGATACCTGGCTCATAGATTGCGCCTCTTCCACCCAGGCCCGGTCAAACCCTTCCAGCGACTTTATGGAGTCCGCTGTGTGGTTCTGCATACCCTGAAAGATAATCAGGCCAGGCCCGCGCTTAGACTTGATCATTGAATCCTGAACATCAAAGTAAGCGCCAGCATTCAGGTCTTGAATCTTGTTTTCTAGCAGCCGCTTGACCGATTGATTCAGGGTACGCTGGATCTCCCGGACGCAGACCGAAGATTGGGCCTGGTTCCTGATATGTTCCTCGATCATCATCTCAGCAAAGAAATGGGACTTGCCCGAACCCCGGCCACCCCATGCCCCCTTGTACCGGCTGGGACTAAGTAACGGCAGCGCCCATCTAGGCGTATCAATGTTTAGGATCGACAATTGTCCGCTTTACTTCCTCTACCTGCAGAGGCCCGCCATCTTTACCCGTTATTTCTGTCTCTTGCTTGTCGCTATAGCCGTGCTTGCTCAACAGCAACTTGGTAATCGTGCTATTCAAATCCCCGGCGAGACCACCATTTATCAATCGATTTTCCTGAATCGATAGTAATTTCCTAATAATGTCAGAAAATTCCTCGTGTTCTTTGGCCCAGGCATACATTGTTTCCCGGCTTTTGCCCAGGTAAATAGCCAATCCGGCCACCGATGGAATGACATCCCCGGACACCTTATAGTCCCCGGCAATGTATTCCCTAGCCTTGTCAACACATTGCGGCCACTCTGGCGGTCTGCCTGCTCCCATTACTTCCCTCTCAATTTCTTTGCGCCTGGGCTGCGCTCTCTCATAGCCCGGCTTAGTATCTTGCTGCCAGTATCGGCCTTGTTGTAATCCTTGGCTACTGACTGCGGCACGCCAACCTTTTTAGCAAACTTTGGGTCATTGGCGGCAGCGGCCATTAGCCTGGCCTGGGCTGCTGATTTGCTTGGCATCTTATCCTCTTAACCTTTTAGTGCCTGGATTCTTTTCCCGGCCTATGATTTCGGCTGCTGTCTTGGCTGATTCCCTAAATGCTTTGGCTGTTGGCGCTCCAGGATCACCCGGTGATCTCATGCGCTCCCCAGACCCAGCCTCGATCCTGGCTCTTTTTTTGTGGACATTGGCATACAAACCTGGTTTCATAGTTCCCCCATTATATTTGGAGATGACCCGGCACACGGTAAAATCCGTGTCTTGCTGAAGCCGGGCCACCAAACTGGTAGCGGGTGATGGACTTGAACCACCGATCTCCGGTTTATGAGACCGGCGAGATAACCACTTCTCCAACCCGCGCTAGTAAATCGTTACCTTGACCATCCCCCCAATGCTGTCAGCAATGTCAACTAACCCATATCTAAACCGCCGGTCATTAGCGTCCAATGCGTCTGCCAATCCGTCCAGCCCAGACTTGATCGATGCCATCATGTTGTCCAGGTCTCGCGCCCGGCGATCAGGCGGCACAAACAAAATATCCAGCAGCACCTTGTCTTGATGCTCAATTTTCGGAACCTTTGCCTGCAATGTCAACATGTGCCATTCGTACCGATAAAGTTTCTTTTGCCTTGCCACCGCTGCCCAATGCGCCCTGGCGTTAGGGCTTAGTATTGACCTGGGCCACGGGTAAATTATTTGCACAGCGCCTCGATAGTCTTAGCCAGCATATCCAATTCGGTCATTTTATTGATCCGCATCATGGTCTTATCGCCATGCACACCCAGCGGCCCGGTGTGACAACTAGGACAGAGCGGCACGACCAGCCAATTACTGGCCCGCTGCGCCATCCCCTGCCCTTCCCGGATATGGTGAACTTGTACCCCCTGTTGTCCGCATAAAACGCACGGCAAATCGGCCACTCGCCCCATATGACGGATCTCAGGTCTTGTTGCCACGCTTTTCCTTGCATTCCTTGCATATCCACCTGTATCTCAGCCCGCCTGGGAACACTATGTCCATGCCATCCTTGTTATTTCTGTCAATTTTGCAATTGCTGCAATACCTAACTCCAAAATCTGACGCAATCTTATGCGTGATTTTCGCTAACTTCTTCTGGGTACTGCTCACTAAATTGCACTCCCTTGGTTGATCCAAAATGATAGATGAATTCAATCAATTCGTTCATCTCCAACTTTGTCATTTTGCTGGTTGATGTCCCCAGCACCACAAATCCACCCTCAATACCAGGCACAACATCCTGGCGCTTGAGCGCTGCCGTACAAACATCCTTCCAATTTTCCGTTGTCAACTTGCTGCCGTGCCAGTTTACCTGTTCCGCCAGGTCTGTCAGCAGCGCCCACATCAAGGCATTCTGGGCCAGGCTGCGCTTTGGTTCTTGAACCGTGACCACATACCCATCGCCTGCCAGGCGCACCGCCTCAATCGCCCGGTCTCTGGCTTGCCGGTGATTCATCACAAATATCTGTTTCACTCGCCCCTCCACATTCCAACGCCCACCCAGACCAACGCAATTCCCACCACCCATATTGCAATGTCGATCATTTTTGCCTCCGTTTTATCTCGTCCAACACTTGCTCCCTGGTAAAAGACCTGTGCTTTTCGATGCACCACAACATGCCATTGGCTGCTTTTTTATTTGGCCTGGTTGATTCCACCAGGGTCACGCAGCACTCAAGACAACTCAATCGGTATTGCCCCCACTTCCTACCCGCCCGGCTTTCGCAGCCTGGACAAATTCTCTGATCATCTTCCTGGCCCGCTCCGCTGCTGCCGAGTCTGCTGGCTTCTCTGGCGGCGCTGGCAGCGCTGTCATCGGCTCCGGTATCTCCGGCCATTGGTTCTTTTTGATCTCCCGATCCAGCGCAATCTCCCACCGGCTTTTGATCTGCGGATAACTGCTGCTCTTTAACTCCCATTGCAAATAGGTCATCGCCCAGAATATCGCCGGGTGCGACCACTCCCCTTTTTCTCCGCATTCCCTGCTCCTGATTCCAACTATGGCTTCGTGATATGCCCTCTCCGGCTCTATTTCGGGCCTACACGCCGCTAAAAATTCTGGGAGAGATGGAGGCCAGGGGTACTTCCTACGAACGGCAGCAAGGCCCGTTTGGATGGCCGTAGGGGTAATTCCGTCCTCAATGAATGCCTCTGCCCACACTTCGCGCCAATTCTGGATCTGTCCCTCGCTGCTAAATGCTGCCCGCCACCTGCTGGGATACAGCCCTTCCAATCGGTTGAACAGGTGATCCATCAAACTGATGCCCAATTTCGGGTGAACAGCCAGCCAATTACTGGCCTGGGGTGATGTCAATAACGACATTTTGTTCCCTCCCTTTGTTGACAAATGCAAACGGATCAAATTTTTCGGCCTTGCCCTTGTTTACCCACTCCGCTTTGAATCCTTGCCAGCCCCTAGCCACGCATTCGGTAATTGCCTGGTTCAATGTCCAGCCCGCTTTATTGGCCTCGCGCTTGATGGCCTCCAAGGCCGTGCTGGTCAATGGTGACCTCTTGGCTTTCCTGATCGCTAAAAAATCCTCCCAGACCTTTGCATCAACTTCACCAGGCGCGTTAGCGCCTATAGGTTTTACTTGTTTATTGGTTATTGGTTTATGGTTATTGGTTGGTTGAACGACTGTTGAACGCTCGTTAGACCGCCGTTGAGCAGAAACCTTCCCAGCCCTAGACGCTGCCTCAATCTTATGGTGGTAGCGCTCAATCTCCTGTTGGCCTCTCTCACTCACCCACCCCCCACCCCCCGCATGAGAAAAAAATTCTTGGAGGATGGCGGCCACTTTCTTTTCGTGGCCCCTGGCGTTGATCAAACGAGCAACGACTGTTGGACATTCGTCCAACGGTTGTTCGTGTAAATAGTAAAGATCCAACAGCCTGCGATAGATAGCATCCTCAATTAGGGACAGATGCTTCGTGTGACTTGTATAGTCACCGATGTTGAATTGATAGTAATGCATACAATCTCCATAGGTGCTGGCCTATCCGGTGGAAATTCCGGCAGGTCAGCCCAGTTAAGGGTTTAGTTCGGTCAGATAGACCAGCCCAATGGAGACTGAATATCTGACCCGCATTGCGCTTTCCACAGCGCGTTGATCAAGATTCTAACTGCTCATTAAATCTCATGGCAACAATACCAAAATGGCGCTGCATTTCAATGGCATGCACATACGGCACATGATTGCGCCTGACCCATTGGCTGATGTTGGATTTGTGAATGCCCAGCATCATTGCCAATTTAGTCTGGCTGCCCGCCATCTCAATAGCCTCGCGGAGCGCTGCGGGTTTTTCTCTTTTCATTTCGGATGTCCCTAAAAATCACTAAAGCAAGCATTGTCAACATTATTAGCAAAAAAATCCAGATCTGTTGCGCCACAATATGTTCAACAAAATAGGTCATTTTCAAACCTCCTTTATCGTTAAAACAATCCGTACCGGAAAAGTGTCCTTGTAATAATTCCCGCTGGCCGTATTGGCCTGGGCCAAACCTTCCAAGGCCGCCTTCCTGGTTCGGAATAACCAGGTTCTGGCCGGTTCACCCGGCTCAACCTGGGGCTTCCAGACTAGATTGCCATATCTGTTCTTTAATGCCCAGCACTTAATTCGCGCAGCCATCAGAACGGAATGTCATCATCAAGGTTATTGATCGACTTCTGCGGCTGGTATCCGTCCGCTTTAGCCTTCTCATGGGGTGTCTGCTCAGACCGGCCACCAATCAACTCAACATCCATGACCTTGGCCCGCAACGATGTAGCCTGGCCGCTGCCATCCTTTTTGTCATAGGTCTCAATGTGCGGCTCACTTAGAACAACATGCACCTGTGATCCCTTGGTCATGTAGGGCAGCAACTTTTCTGCCCGGCTGCCCCAAAATGCTGCCTTGATCCATTGTGTCGGGCGCTTGCCATCCTGCTCCCGCTTGCCGTAATTGAATGCCAGGCTTAACTCCACCACGACATCTCCCTGTGGGGTGTGCCGTGCCTGGGCATCATTTCCTACTCGCACAACTCCAGACATCATCATTATCCAATCTCCTTTAGTTTATGGATTCCTGCTTGGGTAATTTGCCAGGCAACAGCCAGGCGGTTCGACTTCGTTTTCCGTACCATGCCAGCGTCCTCAATGTAGCCGTGCCGCATCAGGGTGACCCGCATGGGCCTGTATGAATTGCCATCTATTGACATCAGCGCCTGGCCTTCCTCATCTGTCAGCCCTGCCGGATACTGCCCAATCACAGCCAGCAACCCATGCGTCCGAGTAGAAAACTTTGGCGCTGCGGCCGCTGCAGATGCCCGGCTAGTGGCCGAATGCCGCTGTTGTGGTGGGTAGGTAGCATTAAAATCAATTGCAATCTGCATGGCCCGCTCCTTATCTGTGGTCATTTTTGATCTGCCAGAAATCAAGCAGCCGGGTAAACATCTTCCAGCCCTTCTCAAGATCCTCTGCAGCCCATTCAACAATCTTGACCACGCCTGGGTTATTGCGCGAGACAAACACATTGGCGCAACGGGCTTTGGGCATAAGCAGCCCCATGCGGTAGGCAGCCAACTGCATCATATGTTCGTCAAATCCCTGGACATCATCATCCGGCCCAAACTCTTTGGTCTTGATGTCAATGATCACACCATAATTTCCCTCAATGCTGACTGCGTACATATCGCACTTGCCGCCATATCCCAATGGGTGACCAAAAGATTTTTCGCAAATCCACTCATGCTTTCCAAAATGTTTTGCTACAGCCTTTTCAACTGCGTCAACATAGGCAGCATATTCGTCACCATATGACTTTCCTTCAAACCCCATTTGAACCGCTGCATGGATTCGCGTACCTTCCTCTGCTGCTTTCTTGCCGGTCTCGCGTGAATCTTCCATGATCCGATCCAGATAATCGTCCTCTGTCTCGCCATCTTTTCTGGGCAATGTCATCGCGGCCAGCAATACCTGCTGCTGCTTCCAGCGCTCCAGGCCAGGCGCTGCGGCCACCTTCATAATGGTTGTAACACTTGGAACAAGGTCTTTTGTCCTAGCATCGCGCAGCGTGGTGTTGCGCTCTTTGCCATTCTTGCCGGTCACCGTGTAGCACGGTTGGCCTGCACGGGTGTACCAATGACCTGCCTCGCTGGTGTATGTCTTTTCGCTCATGCTGCCCCCAGTTCTTGTTTTTTGTTTTCGTAGATTGTTTTAAATGCTTCCATTGCATCCTGGTCACCGGCAGCCTGGGCCAAACGGTAGGCAGCCGCAAATGCTTTTTTGGCTGATTCCATGTCGGCTGCGCTGTCAATGGCTGCTAGGTTATCGGCCACGCCTTGCTTGCTCATAACCGGCTTTTGCTCATGCTGCCCATCTGATTCTGAGGGCAGATCCTCACCAGCAAAAACTTTGATGCCCAAACCGTGGCAGGCAATCGCCTTGACCAGGCAGCGCATCATATTTTTATTGACAATAAATGCATCAGGATTTTTGACAGCCTTATTAGTGTGATCCATAACCGGAAGGTGCATAGTCATTGGCTTGCCAAATGCTGTCACCGTGCAAGAAACCATTAAGGTCTCAGCAAACGCCACGGGCGCGTGAAACTCCCAGGTAGCAGTAGGATCTGCCTGCATCAAAAAATCTACAGCAATGGGCCAGGATAAATAGTCCAACTTATGCGGGCCTTTTTTTTCTACCCACTTGCTGACATCGATAGCGGCCAATTCTTTATAGTGATTTGTCATGTTGATCTCCTACAGTAAACACATTAGAAAAATAAATCCGTACACAAACGGCGCTGCAATGATTGCGCCCAGCAATGCTTTGGTATCTTCGCTCATAGTTCCTCCACGGTAATTTTGTATTGCTTGCCATTGCGGTCAGCAACAAATAGGGTTTTCATAGTGCTGCGTAACGCGCCATCTTCGTCCAAATCAAACTTGACAGATCCACAACCGGCAATGATGTCGTTATCTGGCGTGTTAATTGCCTGCTTAATTTTGCGGGCAATAAAGTCGCAGTATGCTGGCTTGATCTGATAGACCTTTAACTGCTCTTCTAATTGCTGTTGCTGCTCTAACTGTTGCTGATGGAATTCTGCTGCTGTCATGGCTGTCTCCTTAGATAAGTGCTTCAATGTCACGGGTAATGAAATCGATCAACTTTGACAAATTGTCATATTGATCTTCTTGTTCTGGTGTGTAGTCACCGGGCAATGCCTCAAGTGCATCGCGCTGCTTGTATAGCGCTGCCCGTTGATCTTCTAATTTGACAATGGCATCGTTATTGGGATGCACATCGGGTGTGGTGTAGTAATCTGATACAAACATTTAAACCTCCAGGTCTGCCGACAAAGTTTAGAAAAGTTAAACAACAGGTGTCATTGTAGTCCCACCATAAAATCTGTGTCAACTATTTTCTAGGTACTTTCCCTAATACAAAATAATCTGGGTAAAAAAATCCCCGGCACTAAGGCCGGGGCAAAGGCCCAAAGGAATAGGGCGAGGAGACAACAAAGGAAACTAGGCAACCAGGCCAGGCAGGTAAACGGTCTTTCCGTCCTTTTTAGTCGCGGTCAGGTTTTGTTTTTTAAGATCAGCCGGGTTGTACGATACATGTACCCAGCCAGAATCTAGGATGCCTGGGGTGTAAAACTCTAGGATCAATTGGGTGTAGTCCAGGTTCTCCATGATCCACACGGCCAGATCAGCATTAGCCACGCCTGGGATTTCGATGTCGGCAGCCTGGCCCTTGCAATGATCGCTGGTCTTAGACCCGCCCACGGCTGCATTGACATCTGGGTGACGGAACCCGCTATTGACCTTCACGCCCGTGCCATAGTGGTCACGGACGGGCTGCAGCACCTTTTCGCATAGTAGGCGCATGGCAGCAATTTCGGCCTCGCCTGGCGTGTTTTCTAGGCCGTGGCGCAGGGCTGTCTCAGACTTGACCATTTCGGTCAGGGAAAAATTAGGACTTAACTGCATCTTTCTTTCCCTTCATGTCGATGATCTTTTCTAGCGTCCGGCCACCAAAATAAAAAGACATGATCAGCATGCCCCATTGGCCCAGCAATTCCACATAGTTATTGTTTACTTCAATGTCCCAGGCGGACATGGCAGCAAACACGGTATAGACCGTCAAAATAAATACCAGGGTCATAGGCCGAATATTCTTGGACAGCCAGGAATCCGATTTCATGTCGGCCTCCAGGCGCTTGGTCAACTCCTGGGCTTCGATGTTGTCGGCTTGAAGTTCCGCCAGGCGGCCCTCTTGTTGAACCTTGATTAACTCCGCCTGGGCTTTAGCCCGTGCCTCTGGATCTGGCAATACCTTGTCCAGAACCTTTTCTCCAATACTCATAATTGCGGCTAATGGGATCATGCTTTCACCTCATCCTTCCTTGTTAAATTTGCTGCAGCATAAGCGCCCTTGCGGCCAACAATCCCGCCAATAGCACCGATGCATAGCAGCATTATGTCTTTCATAATTGCTAAAAATGCCTCATCAATTGGAGCAATTTTTTCCATGTCTTGCTCAACGAAAATTACAGCCCCAAGAATTGCACACACAGACAGCAAAAGAATTCCGGCAAGTGTCATCACAATCCATGCCCACACGCGCACTTCGATTTCTTCGGTAGTCATCCGTTCCATCACCACGCCCCCGTTGCTTTTAAGATTCCATAAATAACTGCAGCAAATGCAAAGATCAACAGCCAGGTCAGGCGTTCTTCGGCACGCAATTTTTGAAATTCGTGATCAAGTATCTTGCGCTCTTTCCGCATCTGGGTGACCAATGCTTTAACCTCTGTCACCGCCTGCTTGCCAAACTCCCGTTCCATGTCATCGTACATACCCTCTTCGGCAGCACGGATCTTTCTGACTTCGCGGTATTCAGCAGCAGCGTCAACAAATACCAGGTCACCCCGGCGCTGCAATTGCAATTGCTTTTTCTTCCAGGCCACACGAGCGCGGGCCTCTTCGTCCAAAAAGTTATTGACCTCTTTGCCGGTCTCTTTGATTTCACGGCCAACCTTGATGGCTTCTTTAATGCCACCTAGCGCTTGCCGCGCTACATCGGCTGGATTACCTGGGTCTGGCAGCATCGCGCCCCCCTGTTGATTTTTTATTAACCCTGGGGCTGATTCGGTAGCCTATCTTTTGCAGCCAAATTCCTACGGCTAAAAAGATGGCTGCCAGGAGTTTCATAATTTCGCTACTAATCCAATCAATAAATTGATTGCCCAGCCCATAGCCCCAATCAATGCAACGGCAGCGCCAACCAGGCCAACCTCAATGCGCTTTAACCTGGCATTGCTGGCACGGAATTGCTGCTCAATGCCCCTATATCTCTCAGCACAGACTTGCTCATGCGAGATCAGTTTTTGCTCCATAAGTTCAAAGTCTGATTTCATCTTTTACTCGTAAAGAATGTTGACATAACCGGCATCAAAAGTATTAGTGCCAACCAATGTTGTGATTCTAATTTTAGTCAAAGTATCTGCAATCTGTTTAT